CCGAGGCGACCTGCCGAAAGACACCGACCTGCAGAACATTATCGACGAGATTGTGGGTGAGATTGCCGCGCTGACCTACAAGTTGAGGCGGTTTAAGTAAATGGCGGTTGACCGCAGCCGCCTTGCTGCTGCCCTCGCCTACAGACAAGCCGAGGAAGAACGCCGTCGGCGCATGATGGAGTCGGTGCCAGTTCCCGGCGCAGAACTGCCTACCCCGGTTCCCTCGCAAAACCTCCGACGAGATTTGGAAAACCTATCCATCGGCATCGGTGAAGGGCTGACCAATCAGTTAGAAGGGGTCAAGGGCATCGTGACCGACCCCATCGGCGCAGCCAGAGGCGCATACGAGGGCGTTAAAGCCGTTGTGCGCGACCCTGCCATCATCGCTGACGCTTTGCGCTACACCGCCCAAAAAGTCGGCAGCGGCCCGTTAGGCGCAGGCGAAGTCATTGGCGAAATGGTCAGCCCGATGCGCGGCAAAGCGCCGGTCATGTCAGAGATTGACGTTTACCACGGTAGTCCGCACCGTTTTGAAGAATTTGATGCCAGCAAGATTGGCACGGGCGAAGGCGCACAAGCCTATGGACATGGCATCTATTTCGCAGAAAGCCCGAATGTTGCTCAACACTACACAACGGGCGGTGGTGGATTTGTGCCTTTGCAAGGCAAAGATAATGTGTATTTCAATGGTCAATGGGTGCAAGACTTTTCCGACAAAAAGTCGCCAGAAGGATTGGCAAAATACGCAATGAGTCAATCTTCTACTGGCACAACCATTAAAGAAAAAGTAGAAACATTAAACAAAATTGGCAGGAAAGATGCTGCTGATTGGTTAGAAAAAAACGCGGACAAATTTAATCAATCAAAGGGCAACCTCTACACCGCCGACCTACCCGACGAAATGGTAGATCGGATGCTGGATTGGGATAAGCCGTTAAGCAAGCAGCCAGCGGCAGTTCGTGAAACGGTCATGCGTTACATGAACGTTGGCGATAAACAATTGCCAGCAGATATGCGCGTTGGTCAAGTCGGCGATAAATACGTTGTACTGCAAGACAAACCACCTTTACCGGGGTCTACCTTTGGCATTGGTAGATCAATTGTTAGAGGGCCAAAAGCCGCATCAGAACAGGAAGCAATTGACGCTTATTGGAACTCTTTAACAGGAAAAGACTTTTACGACACGATAGGAAAAGACCTTGGGCAAAACGCCGATGCTTCAGACTACATGAGGCAACTTGGCATCCCCGGCATCAAATACCTAGACGCAGGCAGCCGAGGCCAAGGCGGCAGCGGCACCCGCAATTTCGTCGTGTTCCCCGGCGAAGAAAAGAAGGTCAAGATTCTAAAGCGAGAGTGATATGCCTAGCACAAGTGCCAAACAACGACGGTTCATGGCTGCCGCTGCACACGATCCCGAATTCGCCAAGCGCAACGACATCCCGCAGTCAGTCGCCCGCGAGTTCAACCAAGCCGATAAAGGCAAGAAACTTGCGGCGGCTATGCGTAAAATGCCACCCAAAGCATGACTCTTTAATACTTATTGTTGCACTACATAAACAATGGCACGCCCTAAAGGATCACCTAACAAAGCAACCGCAGAAGCGAGAGAGGCCATTGCCCGACTTGTGGACGGCAATGCCCATCGCCTCAACATCTGGCTGGACGAGATTTACAAAGAGAAAGGCCCAGAGGCGGCATGGAACTGCATGATGGATGTGGTCGAATACCATGTCCCCAAACTCGCACGCATCGAAACGACAGGTAAGGACGGCGGCCCGCAGGAGTGGGTCATACGGTGGGGCGAGCCGAAGTGAAGGAGATACTCCTGCCGTACAACCCTCGGCAGGCGTTCATGCCCTTTCACAATCGAACGCAGCGCTGGGCGTGCCTTGTGGCTCATCGGCGTGCTGGGAAAACAGTCGCCGCCGTCAACGACATCATCCGCGCTGCCATCACCTACCAAGGGGATCGGGGGCTGTTTGCTTACATCGCCCCCTACCGCAGTCAGGCTAAAGCCGTGGCATGGCAATACTTCCAAGAGTTTGCCGCACCCATCACGCAAGCCAAGAACGAGCAAGAACTGACGATCACCCTGATGAACGGCAGTCAGGTACGCTTGTACGGCGCTGACAACGCTGATGCTATGCGCGGCCTCGGGTTCTCGGGCGTCTACATGGACGAATACGGCGACTTCAAGCCAAGCGTGTTCGGCAACGTCATACGCCCGGCGCTATCAGACAAGCAGGGCTGGGCGGTGTTCGGCGGCACGCCCAAAGGCAAAAACCAGTTCTGGGAAATCTACGAGACCGCCCAACGTCTACCGCAAGAATGGTTCCTGCTGCGCCTTCCGGCCTCCACTTCGGGCCTACTCCCTAGCGGCGAACTAGCCGCCGCACGGGCGCAATTAGCCGAGGATCAGTATTTGCAGGAGTACGAGACTTCGTTTGAAGCGGCAATCCTCGGCTCTTTTTACGGCAAGGAAATGCGTGAGGCTGACCAGCAGGGCCGCATCTGTCAGGTGCCGTACAACCCTGACCTCCCGGTATACACCGCTTGGGACTTGGGTTACCGCGACGACACGGCGATATGGTTTTACCAACTCGGACGCGGGGAAATCCGCGTCATCGACTTCTACGCCGTGAGCGGTGAGAACATCCACGACATTGCGAACGTCGTGCTGACCAAGGGCTACCGCTACGCCAAACACTACCTACCGCACGACGCCCGGGCCAAGAGCCTGCAGACAGGCAAGAGCATCGTGGAGCAACTGGCCGCGCATTTGGACATCGCCAAACTTGCCGTCGTCCCCGACATTGGCCTGCAGAACGGCATCCAAGCCACGCGCTTGATCCTGCCTCGCGTCTACTTTGACGCAGAACGCTGCAGGGATGGCATCGAAGCATTGAGGCAATATCAGCGTGAGTACGACGAGGACAAGAAAGCCTATCGTCAGAATCCGCGTCACGATTGGACATCACACCCTAGTGACGCTTTTCGTATGCTTGCGGTATCATGGCAGGAGATTGCTGACAAGCCCCCCGCCCTTGAGCCTAAACCGCTTATGGTCGGCCCGCAAAACACGGTCACGCTCAACGATATGTGGCAGGTACACGACCGCCAGAGCAGCAGGAGAGCAAGGATATGAGCATCAACAGTCCGAATCGGTTTCCGTATCAGGTGGTCGCGGCGACTAGCACGACGACATGGGGTGTGGCAGGCGCATACATTCACCGCGTCATCGTCAACGTAGCCAGCAATACCGAGGCCACGGCAACGCTGACTGACGGTAGCACGGTGTTGGTGGCGATCCCTGCAACGCAAGCGGCGGGTTGCTATAGCATCGAACTCAACGTCTCAACGTCAGGCGCGATCACCGCCGCCTGTTCGGGCAATAGCAACATGAGGGTGGTGGGCTTGTTCACCACGGCAAACTAATGAGCAAACCCGGCCTCTATGCCAACATCCTAGCCAAGCAGGAACGCATCAAGGCTGGGTCAGGTGAGCGCATGAAGCGCCCCGGTGAGGCAGGACGCCCAACCGCCGCTGACTTCAAGCAGGCGGCCAAGACGGCCAAGCCAGAGAACAAGGGCAAGAAATGACCGCCGCGTGGCAGCGTAAAGCCGGACAGAATCCGCGTGGCGGGCTAAACGCCAAGGGTCGCGCCTCGTACAAGGCCGAGACGGGCGGCACGCTCAAGCCTCCCGTTAAAAAGGGCGACAACCCGCGCCGCGCTTCGTTTCTAGCCCGCATGGGCAATATGCCGGGGCCAATGGCAAAAGACGGTAAGCCCACGCGCCTTGCGCTCGCGCTCCGTGCATGGGGTGCCTCTAGCAAAGAGGACGCCAAGGCCAAGGCCCGAGCGATCAGCGCCCGTAACAAGGGGAAAGACTAATGGAACCGATGCTCGTCAGCAGCGAGGTGGATCGCTACCTCAAGATCGTCGGCCAGTACGACAACGAGTTTGCCAAGTGGACGGCGCGAACCAAGAAGATCATCAAGCGTTACCGCGACGATACCCGTGGGCAAACGCTGACTGAATCGGCCAAGTTCAACATCCTGTGGTCAAACGTCCAGACGCTGATCCCTGCCGTCTACGCCAAACTGCCAAAGGCCGACATCAGCCGCCGTTTTGGTGACAACGACCCGGTGGGCCGCGTGGCCTCACAGTTGCTGGAACGCGCCATTGACTTTGAGATTGAGCATTACCCTGACTTTCGCTCCACGATGAAATACAGCGTGGAGGATCGGTTCTTGGGCGGTCGCGCAACGGCATGGGTGCGCTATGAACCGCACACCTCGCCCATTGGTATCGGTGATGACGGTTTCTCGGTGACCTCTGCCGTGGAGCAGGGCGAAATGTCCGAGCCGATGGAGCAGATTGAGTACGAATGCGCCCCGACTGATTACGTCCATTGGCGTGATTTCGGCC